AATTATCAAAACTGCCTCGTCCTTCCAATCTGATTGTCTAGCTTCTAGCAATTTTCCCTGGTAAGCTTCGTCACCTCGGGCCATCTTTTCAGCATGCATTAATTGTGCATCTGACATTGCCATCTTCGTTCTTTGCTTGTTAGCGTAGATTTTACTTCCTGCACTAACCGCTAATTTTATTGCACTTAACCACATTGAACTTGTCCTTTCTTCTTTGACACATATATTCTATCATTTTTCCAATTGTTGTGAAAGCCCTCTTGCCTGACATCTTCCATTTCCATGTTTGTTTCCATTTTTCATTACGAATTTTAACTGGTAACACTGAACCACCAAATAAATCTACAAATCTTTGAATTATATCCTTGTCACACATTTCAACAGAACATTGAAACGATTTTCTGCCACTACCTTTACCCCAAACACCAAAACTTCCTTCTCCATCAAATAAACCAGCCAAAAAAATTATTTTAAGTTTTTCTGGAAGGCTTTCGTACAAGTTTTTTTGCATTTTTAGACCTAACTTTTTTGATTCCTTGTGGATTTGGTCCTTTTTTGGGCGGTGGCCCAAATCTAACTCCTCCACTTAAACCTTTTTCGTTATTTCTTCTCAATTTTTTCTCTCGCAACGTCTAATCTTTCGTCAGACTGTTCATCTTGTTGTTGAAGTTTGTCATAATCGTAATCTAATCTTGCAGCAGCTCTTAAATTTTCTTGTTCTGCCTTAAATTTAGTTTCTTCAGCTTTTCTTTGTAAGTCCATTGCTCTTAAATCAACTTCTTGTTGTTTAATTCTTACAAGTGGGTCTTGTTTTGCAGCATTTGTTTGCATTTCGGTTTGGACAAGCTCTTGAGTTATTTGAGCAGCAACTTTTGCTACTTCAGCTTCAAAGATTATTTCAAATTGTTGTGGGTCTTGTTGTTGCATTTGCATCATTTCTGGGTCATCTGCCATCATAGCAGTAACTTGTGCTTTGGCTTTGAATGAAATGTGGTCAGATATGTGTGATTGCATTAAAGCATACACTTGTGGATTAATCTGAACCATTCTTGAAGCCATAAATGCCATGTGAGCAGCTATATGGGCATCGTGATCTTGAAATTCAAATGCAGTTAATAGTTGCATTTGTAATGCACGTGCATTTTCTTTAGCAGGATCTAATGGTTCTGGTTGTTTTGGTGCAGGTTTAAGTAATCCTTCAATTTGTTTTGTACCTAACGCTTCATAAACCCTTCTGTAGGCTTCATGAAGATTGTGCATTTGAGGATTTGACTGTGCAATTTGTAATTGTGTCTGTGCAAGTGTCACTCTTTGAGCCATAGACATAATATTTGGGTCAGCGACTGGTAAAATATCTACTCTCTCATCAAAATCTGATTGTTTAATTTGTCTTGGTCCACCATAAACATCATATGGATACTCTGGTGGTAAAGATTCTTGGCAAATTTTAGATAAAATTTTAAATTCTAATCTCATTGCATAGTAACATCGCTTATGAACACCACTCATTACACGTGAACCTCGTTCCATAAGTGCAATTGTAGTACCAACTGCTCTGTTTTGTGTGTCATTACCAATGTTTGAATCGGTTATTGCAGCAAATTTTTGTCCTGCTTGAACTACAAAACCCATCAAGTTGTATAAAGTTGGTGATGGTTCTGTAAATGGTAAGTTAAAAAATTGATCTCTTATATTTCCACCCGGTGCATCTACATCTCTAAACTCTCCTGGCTGTATTGGTTGATCGTCATCTCTAACTCTCATACCTCTTGATTTAAATCCTGCTGGTAAATTTTTCAAAGTTCCTGCATCAATCAATTGTCTAAGTGATTGTGTTGCAGCTCTACTTAAACCACCAATCATATGTGTTAGACCAAAACCATAAAAGCCTAGTCCTGGTAAAAATTTGTAATGCACAAAATATTCTATTCTAGAATATGAGATATCGTTTGGTTTATAGTTTCTATAAATTGATAGAATCTCTCCTGAACCTTCATCTATAGTTACGATGTATGGAATTTTTACTTTCTTAGCTTTGTCATCAAAGTTTTCATACTCATCTAAATTAAGATCTACATGCATTTCAAGAATAGTATGTAAACTATCTGATTCAGTTTTCTTTACTCCTTGTAATTCATTTACCTTCTGTTGTACTTGATCCGTTTGACTTGATGGAGTAGCTAGTTCTACATCTCTGTAAAAACCTGCAGCCATTTTTTTATTAACTTCATTCTCTGTCATTTTAATGATGTGTGTGATTCTTTCACAATCTTTTAAATCTGATGCGTAGTAAGGTACTACTAAATCTTCAGCTGGTATAAATTTAGAACAAGGTCTGCCTAAAAGTGCATCGTAATATACTTTTTTAAATGTGCTACCGGACAATGGTAAATAGAATAACATCTGATCCATATCAGTAGTGTACTCTTCCATCTCCTCCATAAGTAAAAAATTCATGTAGTCTTTTACACGATCTGCTTGTGCTTCTACGGCTGGTGTTTTTAAACCAACGACTTGAGCTCTTACTGGACCATCTGATGGTATAAGTTCTTTGTAAGCTTGTGCTTGAAACTGTGTAACAGACTCAGCCAATAGTGGATGTGTAACACCACTTGCACCTCTAAATGGTCTTGTTACTTCTTGATACTTTGTGCCTAATAAATCTAAACCTTTAATGTAAGCTTCTTCCCATTCTTTTCTAGATAATTTATCTTTTTTGTATTCTGATATTAATTCACTTCCCATAGATTGAAGTGTTCTTTCATCCATGTCCTCAGCAAGATTTGCATTAAAATCGTCTTGAGGTCTTTCCTCAACAACCTCTTCTTCTCCTTCAATGGTTACATCTACAGGTAAACCATCTGGTTGTTCTTGTAATTCCTCTTCTATGATTTCGTTATTTTTCTCTACAGCCATTCTTAATTGTACCTCATTGTTTTAAACATATCTACTACAAGTCCACCTGTAGATTTATAAGTTTTTTGAGTTGATCTCATTAATGGAGATACTCTAATCGCAAAAGCATCAAAATACAACCTTGGATCACCTGCTGGTATTAATGTGGTGCTAAAGTCTGCTGCTTTTGCTGTAGCTTCATCAACAGCTTCCTCATGATATTCACTTGTAATTTCTTTGCCTTTTTTAGCTGAGCTATCTGGATATTTAAACTTATCTTTTCTAATTTTTTTGTATGGCATTGCTGGATCTGACAATGAAATTTTTGTAGGTCCAGCTTTTGTATTATAAAATCTTGCTGATTTTTTCATAAGCTCAGGCATTACAGCTTTACCTTTGTTGCCGATACCTTTTCCTGTTGCGTAACCATAAAATCTTTCGTTACCCGCCTTGTAACCTTGTCTGAAACTTAATTTAGAAAACGGAGCAACGGCTACGTAATCAACACCTTCTCGTGCAGCTTTCTGCATTAAATATTTAAGAGCATGGTCGCCATAAGCATCTGCTTCAACCAAAGGAAAATAATCTTTTCTAGACATATCACCATATTGATCTCTTTGTCTTGTAAATGTGTTATTCATTTTTTGTTGTATTTCTCTAGCTTCTTTTGTCAAAGCTTGAACTTTATTAGGTTGACCTTGTTGAATAGCAACGTTTATATCGTCCATAAGTTTATTTCTATTCTTAGCTAGTAAGTTTAATTCTATATCTGCTTGAAAAGGATTAAATCTTCTTGTGCCAGATAACTGTTCTGACTTACTTAAACTCTTAGCTATACTTTGATTAACGTCTGATTGTATTTCATTAATCATAAAAACTTTTTTACCATCAGGAGTTAATCTTGTATCATATCTGACATGGTAGATTTGATTTTTCAAACCTGTATTACCAAAGTGACCAGGATCCATAAAAGGTTTGGTGTTGGAAGCTACTGGTTCATCTAAATAAAAAACAGTTTCTCTGTAATCTTTACCACCTTGTAAAGTGTAATTTGTCTCTTTACCATATTGAGTTTTATTACTTCTTAAAGGTGTTACAGCACTATTTAATTTTGCCTCAGCTTTATTAAGTAAAATTTTTTCTTGTTCTCTAACATCAGGTCTAGCTTTTGCAGCTCTTAATGAATTTCTTAAACTATTAAAAACACCTTTGCCAAGTTCACCGTTTTTCATTGAACCCATTTGATATAAAGCATCATCAAGATGTG